TCTATATTTTTTGAAAAACAAGAAATCATTCGGACGTTATTTGTCACGCAAGATATAGAAGATCCCGAGGATATTAAAAGAAGTATTATAAATGAGTATTTAGAAAAATGCCGGAAAAGAAAAATAAACAAGTAAATAAAAAAAATAAACTTACAGAAAAACAAAAGAAATTCTGTAAAGAATACGTTTTATGTCTTAATGCAACTAAGGCGGCCTTAAATGCCGGATATTCTGAAAAAACGGCGTATGCTATCGGCAATGAAAACTTGAAAAAACTTGAAATAAAAGAGTACATTGCGCAATTAAGAAAAGATGAAGAAGCAAACTTTTATTATTCAAGACAAAATAACTTTAATGAATTGGAAAAGGCGCAAGCGTTGGCCCTCTCTCGTGAAATAACAAGGATCACAAAAGACGGGGAAATTATCAAAACTCCTTCGCCTGATTTAACATCTTTTATCAAGGCCGCTGAATTAAAAGGAAAACTCTCGGGCCTTTATATTGATAACGTAAAAGGTCAAACCGATCTGAATATTAATAGTATGGGTTCTGTTGTTATTGATAATCAAAAAATAGATTTAAAAATAGGAAAAAAACCTGAAAAAGATTTATGATCGAATTACCTGAAATATTAGATCTGCCGGAAAAACTTTTACCGCTAATAACAAAAATCAATAATTATTCATATTTTCTTATAGAAGGAGGACGCGGAGGCGGGAAGTCCCAAAGCGTTGCAAGGATCATTTTGTGGATCTGTGAACAAAGGATCGTTCGTGTTTGTTGCGGCCGTGAAACTCAAAACACGATAGAAGACTCGGTTTATAAAATTCTCTCTGATATTATAACGGAATATTCTTTAAACTTTACGATATATAAAAATAAAATAGTTCATAATATTACAAACTCCGAGATATTTTTCAGGGGCTTTAAGGAGCAAGGGCGCGTCAATATCAAAGGTTTAGAAGGCGTTGACATCCTTTGGATTGATGAAGCGGAGGCCATAACAAAATCAACTCTTGATATAATAGTTCCTACAATAAGAAAAAAAGACGCAATATGTTATTTTACAATGAATAGATTTATCAGAAGGGACGCTATATTTTTGGAGTTCGCCTCCGATCCTGATTGTTTACATATTAAGATTAATTATTATGACAATAAGTTTTGCCCTAAAAATTTAATTGATAAAGCGATAAAATGCAGAGAAAAAAACCCTCTCGATTATGATCATATATGGGAAGGAAACCCTCTCGATCAAGCAACCGACTATTTGATGGCCTCGAATAAGATAGACAAGGCAGCAGAAGTAAAAGGATCAAATGAAGACTATCGCTCGATAAAAGCAATGGGCGTTGATTTATCGGGGCAAGGTGGTGATATGTGTGTCGCAACTCTCGTTGAGTCAATGTCAAGTGTTCACTATAAAGTATCTCAAAGGGTTGAATGGAATGATCCGGACACGGACAACACAAAGGGAAAAATTATAAGTTTGTTTTCTCAATGGAAACCAAACCTCTTAATATTAGACGCAGACGGCTTGGGCTATCCGATTTATATTTCAGTTAAAAAAGCAATAAAACACACGATAGGTTTTCACGGTGCAGGCGCTCCAAAACGTGATAACGCTTTTAATCAAAGGGCTGATGGTTACTTAACTTTAAAAGAATTTATTGATAATGAATGGTTACTCATACCACAAAATGACACAAGAGAGCAACTAGAATTAATCAAAAGAGAATATGCGCCAAATGGTACAATCAAGATCCAAAAAAAATCAGATATGAAACAAGAGATCGGGCATAGTCCCGACAGTTCCGATAGTTTAATGATGACAATTTACGCTCTCAATTATTATTCATATTTAACAGATATAGAAAACGACAATGAACAAAAAATGCTAGATACAAGTTATGATCCCTTTGCGGATGATTAGAAAGGAATAAAATTATGTGTTCATCTCCAAAAGTGCCGACTTATAGCGCGCCAACAACTCAAACAGAACCGATTGCAACTCCAACTTATGCGGACGCAAGCGTTCAAAAAGCGGGAGCAAATACGAGAAGACAAGGGGCAGCGTTAGCAAGAAGGAATATTAAAACCACGGCTCTTGGGCTTACTGACGAGGCCGCAACTAAAAAAAATAAATTAGGTGAATAATGGAAACAAAACTTGATAAACAATATTTTGAAAGCAGGCGGACAGAATTAGAGGAAGTTTATAATCAGATTAAACCCGATTGGCAAGAATTATCAGATTATTTCTTGCCTCGTTCCGTTCGTTTTTTGGTTAGAAATGTAAATAAAACCCCCGCGAAAAATAAGAAAATTAAAGATAGTACGACTCTTAAAGCGGTCCGCGATTTTTCTTCGGGTATGATGACAGGCGCAACAAACCCTTCTCAAAATTGGTTTAGGATCAAAATACAAGGTTATGATATGAAATACGATTGGCAGACTAAACAATGGTGTGCCACGGTTGAAGACATCATAAGAAATGTATTTAATAACTCCAATTTATATTCAAAATTGCCTGCAACATATAAGCAATTAGGCGTCTTCGGTCTTTCGGTCATTGCTCTTGAACGAGACGAGGAAGCTATTTTAAGGGCTAAATTATTGCCTATTGGATCTTATAGATTAGCAAGAAATGAAAAAGGGGAAGTTGATACAATTTGCCGCGTTTATATGGAGTCGGCAAGAAATTTATATAATGCCTTTGGTGAGGAAAATGTATCACAAGCGGTCAAAAGCGCGGTTGATAACAAAAGATATAATGAAATGTTTGAAGTCGTCCATTTTGTTGAACCCAATGCGGACTATTTACCACACTCAAAATGGGCTAAAAATAAAAAGTTTATATCCGTTTATTATGAAGTCTCGGGGGATCGAGATAAGTTTTTAAGCGTCTCGGGTTTTGATAAATTTCCTTATATTGTCTTTGAGTCGGAAGCAACGGGGGAAGACATTTACCCTTGTGAATGCTGCGGAATTAACGCCCTGCCTGACGCAAAGCAATTAATGTCAATGGTCGTTGATGAAGGCAAAATGGTCAAGAAAATCGGATCGCCTCAATTAAAAGGTCCTGCCGAATTGAAGTCTAAAAAACTTGTTGACGCGCCTGCAACGTTTACGGAAAACAATCAGAACGGGGACGGCTTAACTCCGATTTATCAAGTCCCTCCACAAGCATTGCAGCCGTTAGAAGTATTACTCGAACGTTTAAGAACTTCAATTAAAGAATTATTTTTTAATGATTTATTTGCAATGATATTAAGTACATCCGAAAGAGGAAGAACGGCAACGGAAGTCAATGAGTTAAAAGAAGAAAAAATGGTCTTATTATCGCCATTATTGGAGCAAGTACATTCGGCTTTAAGACAGATAATGTCTTGGGTTTTCAATGAATGTTATGAGCGCGGAATAATACCTCCTGCGCCGGAGCAAGTACAAGGGGCAAATTTAGAAATTGAATTTGTGTCAATGCTTGCACAAGCACAAAAGGCCATAAAGGTATCAGGTATGGAAAGATTTACAACGTTTACGGTCAATCTCGCAAACGCTATTGATCCTACACTTGTTTTGAAATTAAACGGCCCTCAAATAATTGACGATTATGCCGACTTTGCAAATATCAATCCTAATCAGTTGAACTCCACGGAAGAATGGATGAAGCAAAAACAAGCTATTCAACAAAAACAAGAGCAACAAGAAGCTATGCAGCAACTTGCACAAGGCTCGCAAATGATAAAGAATGTCGGAGGCGTGGACGCCTTTGGCGGTGAAATGTTAGAGAGATTGGGCGTTCAATGATGTTATTAGATGATGAACACTTGGAAGACGCAATCAAGGAAGCGGCCGCAAGTAAAAATATTCTAAAACTTTTAATGCACTTTATTTATAAGTCGGGCGCTTTTAGACAGGGCCTCGCAAAAGACGAGAGAACAGAAAACTATAATCGGGGTTATGGTGATTTTGGTCTTTATATTAGAGATCTTTTATTACAATATGCCCCGAATGCGTATATGTCAGAAATTATAGAAGGAGTGAAAAATGACAGAAGAATTGAACAATGAAACTGAAAATCAGGATCTTGGCAATGTAGATCAAGAAACGGAAACACAAGAACAAACACAAGAAACCTCGGAGGAAGTAAAAGACAATCCCCCCGAAGACACACAAGAATTTTTTGGAAAACCTGAAACATACGATTATAGGGACGTTAAGCTGCCCGAAGGTATGAAGCTAGATAACGAAT